TATTATTGGTGGTGTTAATCACCTAGACTATATGTTACTTCATAAGAAGTACATCATGAAAGAAGAATCGTCATATAAACTAGGTGACATTGGTTTAAAATACGTTAACTTAGGTAAGGTGGAATATGAGGGTAATTTAAACACATTGTTTAAAAACGATTTAAATACATTCATTGACTACAACTTACGAGATGTTGAAATTGTAGAACAACTAGAAGGTAAACTTAAATTCATCGAATTAACAATTATGATATCTCATATCTGTAATATTCCATATGAAAGCATTTACTGGAATACAGTTATGAATGAGGGTGCTATTTTAAAATATCTTAAACGTGAAGGTATTGTTTCACCTAATAAACCAACTACTCATAATCCATCTTTAAAAATGGCTAATGAAACATATGCTGGTGGATATATTTTAGAACCTATACCTGGTTTATATTTTGACGTGATCGACTTAGACTTTACCTCACTATATCCTAGTATTATTAAATCACTTAACTTAGGAATTGAAACATTAGTAGGACGAATTAAAGTACCTTATAATGCTACTTATGAACAAAACCAATCATTAGAAAAACTTAAATTAAGAGATCCTAATGAAATGGTCACCATTGAAAAACTAAACAAAGAAACATACACACTTAAGTCAGCCCAAATTAAGTTAGGTGACTTAATAAGTTATATAGAAAAAAACGAACACACAGTAGCAGCATCTGGAGCTATCTATAGAACAGATGAAAAAAGTATTGTTGCTAAAATATTAGAGAGTTGGTTTGAAAAACGAGAACATTATAGAGCACTAAAGAAAAAAGCTGGTAAAGAAGAAGATTGGGCTAACTATAAACTATACGATTTGTTCCAACATGCATTTAAGATCTTACAGAACGCAATGTATGGTACCTTTGCTAAAAATGGTTGGAGGTATACTGATGGACATTTAATTTGTAGTGCCGCTATTACAAACAGTGGACAGGCATTAACCAAAAATACAATTACGTTTGTGAACGATAAAATAAACAAAGAAATAGGTGAAGAAAAACAAAATATATGTATTTCAGATACTGACTCACTTTATATTGTGTTAGGAGACTTATTAAAACATAGGTATCCAAATTTTAAACCTGAAGATAAAAACGAAAAAATATTAGCTTTAGCTCATGAAATTCAAAATGATGCTAACCATTATTTAAATGAATTAAGTAAACAAATGTTTAATGTTAATTCACACTACTTCCAATTAAAACAAGAGGTAATTTGTGCTGGTGTTTTAACTACTGGTAAACGAAGATATGCTATGTATGTTACTAACAAGGAAGGAGTACCAGTTGAGGAACTAGATATGAAAGGTCTTGAGTTGATGAAGTCTAACATGAACAAACTGTTTAAAAAGTTTGGTGAACAATTTATTAAAGATGTTTTGTTTGGTAGAGACAGAACAGAAATAGATAATTCAATTATCAACTTCTACAAGTCACTTAAAACACTAGACCCCAAAGTGCTAGGTAAACCAATGGGAGTAAAACAAATATCATCATATCATATACCAGCTAGAGCAGGTGAGATGTTTTCCTCGTTTAGATTGAAAGCACCTGCAAATACTAAAGCCGCAATCCGTTACAATGACTTACTTAAGTTTAAAAAACTAGACAAAAAATATGAGTCTATTGTTGAGGGTGATAAATTATTTATTGTTAACTTAAAACAAAACCCATACAACCTAGAAACAATAGGCATTCCAAATGCATCAGTGCCTCCTGAAATTGAAGAATTTGTTAAAACATATATTGATGTTGAGGAAATATTTGATTCATTGTTAGGGAATAAGTTAAAGAATCTTTATATTGATCTTTCTTGGGAATTTCCTCCACTTAATCCAAATATAGGTAAATTTTTTAACTTTTCATGATATTTATATTAAAACGGGTATTTCCCCGTTATTAACTTAAATATTATGATTATATATCAAACAACTAATCTTATTAACGGTAAAAAATATATCGGAAGAGATGCATGGAATCGACCTAACTATTTAGGAGGGGGTAGAGCACTAAAAGATGCTATTAAAAAACATGGTAAGAAAAATTTTAAAAAAGAAATATTAGAATATTGTAATAGTAAAGAAGAATTATTAGAACGAGAAGCACATTGGTTAAAATTTTATAATGTAGTGGAAGACTCAAATTTTTATAATATGACTTTATCTTCTAAAGGATGGGAAAAAGGTATGTCTAGACCTGAACTTATAGGAAGAAAACATAGTGAAGAAACTAGAGCTAAAATAAGTCAAAGTGGTAAAGGAAAAACAGGAAAAACATCAGGTGTACCGATACCTATTATTCAATATAGATATAAAATAGTAAAAGTACCTATAGCAGAATATAAATCTGCAGCCGAAGCAGCCAAACAAACTGGTATCAGCCCCGTAGATATAAGGGCTGTAATAAACGGAAGGCAAAATACAGCTGGTGGATTTATGTGGGGTGAAAAATAAATATATGTATCATCATGATAAAACTAGTGAATTTATTAAAAGAAATTGAGAATAAAGAAATCTTATCAAAAGATGAGATAAAAAAGATAGCTCAATACGATTTAAACTTCCAATCAGATGAATATTCTAGTGAAAGTGATTATTGGAGTGATGAAGATGTAAGAAATAAGTATTTAGATGTTTTAAACAATCCTACTTTAGATTCTCTTATAGAAGCAATATTTGCCTTACTTCCATCACATTATGAAGGAGACGAAATATATTCTGATCCTGAATTTTTATATATAATGGATGAATTCATATTAGTATCTGCTGGGAATATTTTAGATCAAAAACGATTTGAAGAAATTAAACAAGATTTAAGAAACTACACAGAAAAATATTCAAAGATTTTAAGGAATAAATATTTGGCCTCCTAAGCTCTCTTTTTTATATTTAATTAAATAAAAGTTATGATAAACAAAATAGAATTACAATCTGTAATTAACAAATACTATTTAAACGGACTTATCGAAGCCGTTAAATGGGATATCAAAGACAACAACCTAAACATTAAATTTACAGCACCAACACGAGAAATGATTGGTGAAATAAATCACAATGACTTTAAACTAGAAAATTCATCATTTGGTATTAGTAATACATCACAATTACTTAAATTAATAGGAATTACTACTAATGAAGTAATGTTAAGTTTTATTAAGAACAACAAAATATTTAATAAACTAATCATTGCTGATCAACAGTTTACAGTTAATTATTCATTAGCAGATATTTTAACAATCCCAAAAACAGGAGCATATAGTGGGTCTGAAGAATGGGACATTGAAATTGAATTAGAATACGAAACCATTACAGCACTTATTAAAGCAAAATCAGCACTACCTGAAAGTACTACAGTTATACTTAATCCATTCACTAGTTTAGATAGTGATCCACAATTAGAACTTACGTTTGGTGGAGATATTGAGTACGCAAATAAAGTATCTTATTATTTAAATATTAACAAAAATACTAGTAAAAGTTTTGAACTTGCATTTAACTCAGACTTACTTAAAGAAATACTTAGTTATAATAAAGAATACACGTCAGCTAAAATGTTTGTTAATTTAGAGGGTCTAATTAAATTAGAGTTTAAAACAGACAAAACAACCAGTACTTATTATATTGTAAAAAAAGATATATGAATTTTAATTTAACTCGTCAAGTTTTGGATTTCCAAGATACACTTTATATAGTTAAATGTATTATTAAAGAAACACAAATTAAATCAGAATATGTACATGAATATAAAGATCATTTAAATTGTGATACAGTTTTAAAAAAAGATGGAATATATTATTTTGTTAACAAAATTGATGAAGCTCAAATAGTTCCTGAAGAAGGACAATTAAAATTAGATCTCTAATATATTTATACAAGTAAATAAAGTTATAAACAAATAAAATCTATGTCATTAAAAGCAGTATTTAACAACATCGTTGTTAAGCCTCAAGAAGAGGAAGAAACCACCTATGGTTCAATTGTAGTACCAGATTTAGGAAAAGAAAAAGGATTAAGAGGCACCATCGTGTCTGTTGGAGAAGGTTACTATTCAGTAACTGGAAATTTTATTCCTACAACACTTAAAGTAGGACAAAAAGTCATTCTTCCAACAATGGGTGCTACTAAAATCGAAGATGAAGGCCAAGAATATTGGTCATGTCAAGAATCACAAGTATTATCAATTATAGAATAAAACAAAGTTATGAACAAAAAAATCGAATTCGGGCTAGAAGCTCGTAAAAAAATTGTTAACGGTATTAACAAAGTAGCAGACGCAGTTACCGCTACTTTAGGTCCAAACGGACGAAACGTTATTTACACTGAATATGGTGAAGTAAGATCAACTAAAGATGGTGTTACAGTAGCTAAACAAATTGTAAATCTTGAAGATCCACTTGAAGAATTGGGTGCTCAAATGATTAAACAAGCATCAATCAAAACAGCTACTAACGCAGGTGATGGTACAACCACATCTACACTTTTAGCTCAACATATGATTAATGAAGGTTTATCTTATTTAGATAAAGGAGCAAATGCAGTTGAAGTTAAAAGAGGTATTGATGCTGCTGTAAAAGAAGTAATAACATGTTTACGTAAAGAAATTTCTGAAGACATTACCTCAGCCACTCAATTAGAACAAATCGCGACTATCTCTGCAAACAACGATCCTGAAATAGGGAAACTAATTTCAACAGCAATGGAAAAAGTAGGTCGTGAAGGAGTAGTAACGATTGAAGAAAGTAAAACAGGCGAAACATATCTTGAAACAGTAGAAGGTATGCAATTTGATAGAGGATATAAGTCACATTATTTTGTTACAAATAACAATGACATGACTTGTACTTTAGAAGAACCATTTATCTTAATCGCGGATAAAAAATTCAATCAAGTAAAAGATTTATTACCTATTTTAGAGGGTGTTTCTGGAACTGGTAAATCTTTATTAATCATCGCTGAAGATATTGATGGTGAAGTTTTAAGTACACTTATTGTAAATAAAATGAGAGGTACTATTAAGGTAGCGGCAGTTAAAGCACCTGATTTTGGAGACCGTAGAAAACTATTACTTGAAGACATGGCAGTTATGACTGGTGGTCAAGTATTTAGTTCTGAAAAAGGAATGAAACTAGATAAGTTTAGTTGGGATTGGTTTGGTAAAGCACGTTTAGTGACTATTACTAAAGACCAAACAACAATCGTTGATGGCAAAGGTGAACAAGACAAAATTGACGCTCGAATTGAA